CGTTCGCGTACGGCTCCATGCCGGTACGGGAACTTCAGATCTTCGCGCCGAAAGCGTTACCACCGATCGGCGGGACGACGGTTACTGACGAGGACCGTGCGACCTGGCACCCCCTCGACTCTCGCCTTTCGAATTCGTGAGACGCGCGAGAGAAAGGTTACCGATGTCGAACGACTATCCCGAATACGATGGCCGGACCGTCCCGAACGTCGTTGAAATCTGCTCCCGCTGCTGCTCTGCCCTCCTCGTCCGGCTCGACGAGACCCCCTGGTGCTACCGCTGTGGCTCCCGCCTCTCCGGCATCGTCCTGATCCGGCTCGACGCGGTCCTCGATAAGATGGACGCCATCCTCAATAAAGTAGACGAGATCGCGAAAGATGAGGTGAAAATCGATGCGTAAACCCGACGATCGCCGTTCTCCTATGCCATCGAACGATCCGCCTGTTTCCGAATCTCCCGTCCCTTCGACGCCTATCGAAGCGGAACTCGAGACGAAGAAAACGCCACCAACGTTACCAGGATGGTGGCCTCCCTTCTGGGTTTCCTAGAGGATTCTCTGAGATGTCGATTTCATGTCTACACGAAGAATTCGAGAGTCGGATCGACGTCAAACGCTACGTCGAGCGACCCGGGACCGTCCCGAGGGCGTTTACCGCACATATCGAAATCCTCTGTCGGAACTGTCGTACCCCCTTCGTCTTCGTCGGTGTTCCGGTCGGGGGTCACGGCCCGTTTCCGACGCCAACGGTTTCCTCGACGGGGGAAGTCCTACATCAACCACTCGTGCCGTTTTCTCGCCGGGCGATCCGTTCGGCATAGTCCGAGGACGTTACTATGACTAGAAAGGCGGAGCGCGATGTTTTCGATAGCAGGCGGTGCGATTCGGAAGGGCGAGCGAATTCTCGTCACGGGCGGGACGGGGAGCCTCGGCGTCGCGCTCCTGAGCGTCTTCCCGCGTGACGATGTCTCTATTCGTGTTCTGAGTCGAGACGAGAAAAAGCAGTACGATCTCCGTCAGCGATTTCCGGACGTCGAATTCCTCCTCGGTGACGTCCGTGACGAACGTGCCATCGATCGCGCGATGGCCGATGTCGATGTCGTGATTCACGCCGCGAGTCTAAAGTACGTTGACGTCAGCGAGAAACAGCCGACGGAGTACGTCCTCACGAACGTACTCGGGACGATCAACGTTCTTACCGCCGCGCGACGGTACGGTGTTCGCCGTTGTGTCGGGATTTCGTCCGATAAGGCACCCGCGCCGGTGAATACCTACGGGATGACGAAGGCGCTCCTCGAAAAGCTCTTCTTCGAGGCCGCGGCGATTCCCGGACCGACGTTTACGATCGCGCGCTACGGCAACGTCGTCGGGACCCGAGGGTCGGTCGTGCCGTTCTGGGCTCGCTGTCGTGCCGACGGCCGTCCGTTCCCGATCACGGACCCGGAGATGACGCGCTTCTTCTTTCCGATCGAAGACGCGCTTCGACTCATCGACACCGCGCTCCTCGTCGCGCCCGGCACGCTCGTCGCCACGGCGATGCCTTCCTGTTCCCTGATGACTCTCGCCGAAGCGATGTCTCCCCCTTCTACTCTCGCCCCCTGGGTCGAAATCGTCGGACGCCGGCCCGGAGAGAAGTCTCACGAGACGCTCCTCACGGCGGAAGAGATGCTCGATACCGACTTCCGTGACGGTGTCTTCTACTACATCCCGGGGAAGCGCGTCCGGTCGTCAGGGCCGATCGCGTATACCTCGGATCGGGCGAGACGGCTCACGGTCGAAGAGCTTCGCCCGCTCGTTTCCGATTGGGTGACGGTATGAGTTCGACGAGCATCTCAGTCCTCGCCTATAATCGCCCCGACACGCTCTCGACGACGCTGACGATTCTCGCCCGCGTCCTCGAGCCTCCCTATACGCTCACGGTCATCGATAACGGGTCCGAAGATCCTCGCGTCGCGGCGGTCTTCCAGGAAGTCAGGAGTCGAGTTCCCGACCCGAACCGATGGTTCTACGTTCGCCACGACGAGAATACGGGCCTCTCGATCGGCACGAATCGCGGGCTCTCGCTCGGCTCCGGTGACGTCCTGATTCATCTCGACGACGACGCGCTCCTCTCGTCCCCGGGCTGGAATCGCCGTCTCGCCGACTTCTTCGATCGCTACCCCGAGATCGGGCTCGCGATTCCCGTCGAAACGCCTCCCGTCGAGTCGATTCCTCACGAGAACGGCGCGTACTTCGAGGTCCGGTGGGGGCTCGGCTACGCCTGGGGGATTCGCCGGACGCTCTACGAAGAGATCGGGGGGTACGATCCTCAACTCATGCATCAGAACGAGTGTGACCTCGCCCTCCGCGTCCGTCTCGCCGGCTATCGGGTCGCCGCCGTGACGGGGGTGGCGGTGCCGATTCACAACGATCCGGGAGGAGTGCGATCGGCGCGGTCGTTGGCAAGGGAGCACTTAGGGGTCGTACAGTTCAGAGATAAGTACGCGAGCTACTTTCGCGGTCCGGCGTGGAACTACGCGACTCACCCTCTCTATTTGATGGAGGCGTGGCCGCCAGATCAGGATTTCCTCCGTCGATTCGCGAAGTATCACGGCATCGACGTCAACCCTCCGCCACTCGATCCGAGCGGTCGCGTCGCCGTGAACGATCGCGGCGAGGTGACGTGGCCTCCCGGTCTGACCGTCGAGATCGCCGGTCGAACCTACCTCACGCGCCGGTGGGTCGAGAACCTTCACACGTACTGGGCCGACGAGGAGCCGGCGTACGTGCTTGATCGTCAACTCGCGATCGATCGCTGGTTCGCGCTCACCGGCGAGCGATACGAGGGCTATCGGTGGCCGTCCGGACGCCTTCGACCGTGACGAACGACGCCATCTTTCGTCTCGTTACTTCTTTCGTTCCCGGAACGACGATCGTTTCGTATCGAGGACATCGGTACTACGTGCGATCGATCGATAGCGCGAGTCTTCATATCCAACTCGGGACTGGGTTCTGGATTCCCTTCTGCTCTAACTCGCTCGAGGAGGTTCTATGAATCTTCGACCCCCAGAGACCGAGATCCGACGGAACGTCCTTCGTGGTCCGGCCGCGTACTCCGAGGATTATTTTCTTCGTGGCGAGGATCTCGGGCTTTCGTGCTATACGAATTATCGCTGGATGCCGGGGACGACGTATCGAATGGCGACGGCGATTCTCGATCATCTCGACACCAAAGGGAATGAAACGTTCTTGGACTTTGGCTGCGCGCGTGGTTATCTCGTTCGCGCACTTCACGAACAAGGGTTTGAGGCGTTTGGCGTCGATCTTTCCGTCTGGGCTGTCGAGAATGCCGATAAAACTGTTCGATCGAGGATTTCTCCCGTCTCGCTCGTTCGTGGTCTCCCCGTCGATCTTCCGGCGGTCGATTGGATCATCGCAAAAGACGTTCTCGAACACATCGAACCCGACGACCTCGTTCGGCTCCTTCGTCTTCTCTGGAGTCGCGTGAAACTCGGCCTCTTCGTTGTCGTGCCGGTCTCCGGAGAAATCGATGGTCCCTATCTTTCCCCCCGTGACGAATACGATGTGACCCACCTCGTTCGATGGCCCGCCTGGGCCTGGCTCCGAGCGTTTCTCGAACTCGAGGGTGCGTACGTTCGATATCAGTCGCGACTTAAAGGGATCAAAGATCACATCGCGGCGAGTTCTCCAGGAAGCGTCGGGATCTTTACCGTCACGCGCCGAGAACGTAATGTCTAGGTTCGCCGTTCTGATCCCAGCGAACAACGCCGCGCCTTATATCGTTCGATCATTGACGTCCGTGCTCGATCAGATCCTCGAGCCGCCGGATACGCTTCGGATCCTCGTCCTCAATGATGGCTCCGTCGACGCGACCGATGGGATGATCGTCGCGACCGATATGCTCATGAGTTCGTCGTCCGCGTGGCCGTTACTTCATCTACATCGATATCGTCGCGGCGGTGCCGTCGCGCGGTTTTATGAGATGATACATCTCCTCGATTACGATGAGATCGCCGTGTTCGTCGACGCCGACGACTGGCTCGCTCATCCCCGCGTCGTCGAATTCCTCGCCGGAGTCTATCGTGACAACGACGTCTGGGCGACATACGGGAGTTACGCCTACTGTTCCGGTGATGGTCGCGGAATCAGTCAGAAAATCGAGCCAGAAAATCATACGCGACGAGCCGGATGGCGGGCGTCGCATCTCAAGACGGCACGGGCATGGCTTTTACAGAAAATCTTCGTCTATGATCTTCAATGGCCCGATGGGACCTTCTTCGATGCTTCCGGGGATCTCGCCCTTTTTTACCCCGTGATCGAAATGGCCGGAGCGAAACACGCTCGATACATCGATGAAATCCTGTACATCTACAATCCGAGGAATACACGATCGGAAACGCATACGAAACAGGCGGAACAGCGTCGCGTGAAGGAATACGTCGAATCTCGCGCCCCGTATCTTACACTCGATGTCTAAACCAGAAAGTTTTTCGCCAAACGATCATCTCCGTCATTTTATGTATGAGGATATTTATACGGCGCTCTCGAATGTCGCGATTCTGAGCCAAGGTACCGATCTCGAAGTCCTCGATTTCGGCTCTCGTTGGTATGGCGATGGCCGTGGCGGCTGGCAGACCTCGATGCGAACGCTTATCGAGGCTGTCGTTGCGCCACGAAACGTCAAACACACACTCGCGACATACCCCGAATACGATATCGAATCGCTTGTAGACGTCTCCGACGGCGCGTTCGATTTCGTCGTCGCGGATCAAGTACTCGAACACGTCGAACGCCCCTGGCTCGCCGCCCGCGAGATCGCTCGCGTCACGGTCCCCGGCGGTATCGCGATGGTCGCGACACCCGGACTCTATCCGATTCATCCGAGCCCGCTCGATTGTTGGCGAATTATGCCAGATGGCTATCGTGTTTTGTTCCCGAGAACCCAATGGCATTGGCTCGTTCAGAATATGTGGGGCGATCTCGCTCGGATGACGACCGAGTACGTCGTACATAAGGGGTTTTCCGAGGGCGCTCCCAGTGTCAACGTAGCAAAAGCGAAACAGGAGAGTTTGATAAAGCAATGTTTTTGTGGTTGTGGTGACGTCCCAAGTATCGCTAGCAAATATGAGCCCGGAACCGACGGTCGCTACCCACTTGTGATCTGGTGGCTCGGGATTCGGCGCTAAGGGGAGGGAGAAAGTGTTCAAGGCGAAGAAGATCATCAATAGCGATCCTCGCGACCGTTTGAAGATGTCGAAGTTCGACGATTTGAAACTTGACGTCGACGATATCGAGAAACGACTTCAGACGGCGGAGATCAGTCTCGCGTGGCTTGCGCCTCAATTAGTCAAGTCACTAGAGCAGCTAAACTTCTACAAGACTCGTATCGATGAACTCCTTCGACGATCCTTGGATTCTTCGGTGTCACCAAAAGAAGAACTCGATCGTCAAGGAAAGCTGAAGCGAGAACGAAAGGTCTGAGAAATGGATGAAAAAGATGAAAAAGTCGTTTCTTTGAATATGGCGTCGAAACTTCGTGGGTACCTTCTCGTTAAGATCTCAGAGAAATTTCGAGTCGAACTCGATGAAGAGGCGCTTCGACGTGGGATTTCGACCTCTCGTTTTGCGTATGAGATCATCGAGGAGTTTCTCGCTTCTCGCCGGGGGGATATTCGTGACGGGGTATTTCCAGCTAAGAGGTGAATCCGATGCGTAATCGAACCGTAATGATGGCGAGAATCAAGAACGAAGGCCGCTGGATCGCTCGCTGTCTTGATCGGACCTGGCCGGTTGCGTCGACGATTGTTCTTTTTGACGATGGTTCGACGGATAATACTTTGAATTGTGCCATAAATACGTTTATTGATGTCAAAAGGGTTGAAAGTTCCCCAGGTATCGAGATCTATACGGGAACGGTACTTTTTGACAAAGATGTTCCTTTTTTGGAGAGACAGACGCTTCTCGGGTCGTTACACATCCTTCGTTCTCCGTTTGCTGGTGCTGTACGTCCAAAAGAACGAGTTTCGGAAATTCGAGACAAGAATCTTCTCTGGTCGTATGTCAAAGCGTGCGTCGATGCCGATATTATTCTCTGTCTCGATGGTGATGAGATGCTTTCGAAGGCGGCGATTCGTGCATTTCCTACGCTTTGCCGAGAAATGGTCCTAGAGAATTCCGGCGACGTCCTTCTCTTCCCTTTTATCTATCTTTGGGATCGTGAAGATCGTCAGCGCGTCGATGGAATTTATGGTTGGCATGAAGACGGTCGTCGCCGTCTTCTCTTTCCGAGGCTTTTTACGATCGTTAGGCAGGATGAGCAACTCCTCTTTGATCAGCGGTTCGAGTGGTTTGGATCTCGAGGGGGGTTTCACTGCGGGTCGATTCCGAATTCTGATTTTCGCCCTCGAGCACTCGAACCGAAACGTGTCGTCTGCGATCTCCCGATCGTCCACTTTGGTTATTTCGATGCCAAAATGCGGCAGGAAAAATGGGAGTTCTACAATCGGATCGATCCAAACAACGAATTCGAGGGGCGGTATATGCATATTATCGGTGAACCGAATCAGCACGCGCCAGGCCCCGTCGCGTTCGAGCCTTGGGAAGACGTATGAACCTCTGTGAACACTCGTGGCGCTGGTTTCGATGTCCATTTTGTTTCACGAACTTCTCCGAACCATGGCATCTCGAGATGATCGAGGCGTTTATTTCGTCAAAAGGGAAGAGTTTGATTATGGCAGGAGTCGCGCAGCTACAATTCATGCCCATAGTTGCTCTTACCGTAGATTCTGCCGTTAAACGTCATCTACGATCTATCGATCGCGGAATTCGAGTTCAAGAAGAACGGCCACCGTCGATACGAATCAAAGAGATCGAAAAAAGCAGTTTTCCGCTGTGATAAATGTCATTATTCTCTCAAAAACCGATGAATACCTCCTCCGGTGTCTCGAATCACTCGTTTCGACGCAATCTCCCTTTTTTCCGGGTGCGAGAATTGTCATTGGCGATAACGGACTCTCTCGACGAGGGAGTTCTCGGTACATCGACGTCTATCAGGCATGCCGGATTCGGAATATCGAAATCCTTTCGGTTCCGATTCCTTCGCCATTCGTGTTTGCCCGTGCCGTGAATCTCTGCGTTGAAACGACTGAGAGAAAAACAGATCTATTTTTGCTAAATGACGATACAACCTTCGAGTCGGAAAATCCGCTATCGACGTTGACGGCGCTCGTTGAACAGGAACGCGAAGCTAAGATCATCGGAATGCTCAGCCCTCAGATCACCGGAGGCTGTGGGAATACAGATCAGACGCTTCCTGTAGAACTCGGGAAAATCCGTCTCTCGGATCTCACGCTTTGTTTTATCGCAGTCGTGATTTTCCGAGACGTCTGGGATACCGTCGGCCCTCTCGACGAACGGTTTACGGGGTACGGTTTCGAGGACGCCGACTATAGCAGACGTGTTCGTGCTGCTGGATATGAACTCGGTGTCACGAGTGCCGTCGTTATTCGACATCATGGCTATAGCGATGAGCTTCCGATGCACGGAACGTTTGCGCGTGAGTATTCCCCGGAATTGATGTCGGCGAAGTTCGAAGAAGGGAAACGAATCTTCGAGGCGAAGTGGGGCGACCTTCGCGGAGCCCCTGCATGAGCGTATCTATGTGGATTGAATGTCTCAACGTTGGCTGTGGCCGTAGACCAAATGCATCTACCGATATGGAAAAGTGGCTCAATATCGATGCCGCTTGGTTTCCTGGAGTAGATATCGTGCGCGATCTTCGTCGTGGTCTGCCATTTCAGGACAATCGCTTCGATTACATCGTCTGCGACAATGTCTTAGAGCATTTCGATAGCGAAGATGCGATTTTTTTGATTAATGAGATGGATCGTGTCCTCAAACTAAACGGGAGGTTAGTTATTATCGTTCCACATGCGCATTCTCAAGGAGCCTGGCAAGATCCGACACATCGGAGCGCCTGGGTACCGCGTTCATGCCTGTACTGGTCCCCTTGGCTCTCGAGTTACGGCGGTCCCTTCGTCGGGATCACCGCTCGACTCGTTCCGGACCCAGATCTTGGCGATTCTGCCGTATCGATTACCGGAGATATGGAAACCGAGGCGTTTATTAAATTTGTAATGAGGAAAATCGATGCGGTAACGGCACATAGTTTATTCGGGAAGCGAGGAGAGTAGATGCTTCAGGATATCGTCCGCTACGGCCTTGCGCTCTGGCTCGCCCTCCTCCTGACCTCCGTGACCCTCGGCTCCGCGTACCTCGCCGTCTTCGCTCGACCGGGGATGAACACAGGCTGGATTGGTCAGATCGTCTATCGGTTTGGTCAGGGAGTCATTCTCGTGACGATTCTTTTATCGATTGGTGGACTCTTTGGTCTTGGTGCCGCACTCGTTCTCGGATCTCGCTAACGAACGATGGCGCGGAAGGGGAGGAAATGTCGAGAACCGAAAGTTGCCGAATACTATTCGGTCTCTGATGTCGCCGAGATGTTGAGTATTAGTAGGTCGAAAGTTCGACTCATGTGTGAAGTTGGCGCCCTTCCCTCTGTTCGGATCGTTCGGATGTACCGAATACCGATTTTCGCATACAGAAAGCTCTTTCCGCCGACGAGCTAGGCGCCTCTAGGAGCTCAGGATCGTCTTTTAAGCTATCCCCCCCTTACCCGACTCGTCGAAATTCATCGTAGAGGCGGCTAGGGGCCTCTAACCGGCAGTCTAATTCCCGTTCGGACCCCCGTTTGGGGAGTTTTTACCAAAAATCGACATTTTCTGTATAAATGCTTATTTTAGTCATTTAGGTTATTGAATTCGTAGTTATCGTTCAGAGCGATCCTTCAGTATAAAGACGTGCTTGGCCTTACGGCTCTCGCGCCCTTTCGGCACAACGAACGGAGCTTTACGTCTCGTCCGTTAGTCTCTCGTGCCGCCCCGACGTTCGATGGTCTTTCCGTCAACGCCTCACTCCTGTTGAATATCGGCGGATCGCGCGAGATTCCACGGCCACAGAACTACAATATGCTCGAGCGGAAGTACGGCGTCTCCGCCTGGGTCTATATCTGTACCCGCCGGAAAAGCCGCGATCTCGCGTCGGCGCCGTTGCGTGTCTACGAACGCGGTGAATCGACGACGCTCGCATCATCTGAGTCGCCGTTCGCGTCGCTTCTTCATCGCGTCAATAGCGGAATGACGATGTCGGACCTCATTCAGATCACGAGCCTCTGGCTCGATCTGACCGGAAACGCCTTTTGGGGAGTTTTTCGCGGACGTGGCGGGAAGCCAGTCGAGATCCGGCCGATCAATCCGTTTGCCGTGAGGATTTTCGCGACCGCCGAAGGCGTCGAAGGGAAATATGAGGTTTGGCACGAAAATCGCCCCTATCCCGCTCGTGCGTACCTTCCGGGACAGGTTGGCGACCTCATTCACTTCAAACTCCCGAATCCGACGTCCGATCTCGACTTCGCGTACCCGTCCGTCTGGGGCGTCGGTCCCCTCGAAGCCGGCTGGACCCTCGTCACGACCGAAGACGACGCCGTGAAGTGGAATCGGACGCTCGTCAAGAACGATGGTCGACCGACCGGGGTCCTGACGTCCGATCTCGATATCACGAACGTCGATGCCGATGCCGCTGCAGCGCGATTTCGTGACGTCTTCGGCGCTCCGGAGAAACAGGGGCGCGTTCTCGTCCTCGGGAAGAATCTCAAGTATATGCCGACGGCGATTACGCCAAAAGAAGCGGATTATCTCAAGACGATGCTTCTTTGGCGGGAACAGATCATCGCACTCTTCGATCTCAATTCCGCGGTGCTCGGTCTCGCACAAGGCGATACCGGGAGGCGATCGGAAGCGGTTCGAGAGTACTGGCAAGGTGCGATTATCTCGACATCGGCATCCGTCCTCTTGCCGCCAATCAACGAGTTTTTGGCAGCGGAGTTCGGAAAGAAATACGAAGTCAGACAAGACTGGTCGCGGATTCGTCAACTCCAGGAGAACGAAGTTTCTCGTTCGCAGTTCATCCAGCGGTACTGGCAGATGGGGGTGCCGTTCAACGTTCTCAACGAGCGGTATGAACTCGGCTTCCCGGACGTCGAAGGTGGCGATGTTCCGTACCCCGGTGGCTACGTCGCCCTCGCCGCCGACGGGGAAGCCGTTCCTGGTGGTCCCGTCGATGATTCGGATCCCGAAGACGAAAAAGCGGCGAAAGACGTACTCACACTCGATGACGACGATGTCGATCCCGACGAAAAATGAACTCGTCGGGAGATAGATAGAGGGGAAGAGAGAAATGAAAACGCTTACGCCGGGGACACGTGCCGAGTTCGTTACTTTCGATCGTGTCAAGTCGGCGAATGATAAGACACGAGAGATTACGCACGTCATCACTTCGCTGACCGTCGATCGTTCGAGTGAGGTGATCGTTCCGCGTGGCGTCGACTACAAACTCTTCTTCGAGAAAAACCCGATGGTCTTCCTCAATCATCGGAGCTGGGTCGATCCCCCGATCGGGAAGTGTCTTTCCCTCGAGTCGAACGATAGCGATATCGTCGCAACGACGAAGTTCGCAGGGCTCGATCAGCTCCATACGGACGCCGAACGGATTTACCGCCTCTATCGCGATGATTTCATGCGTGGCTGGTCGGTTGGCGTTCGCGTCAGACTCATTTCTCCGACGCCAATTCTGCCAGGTCAGATGGGGGCGACGATCGTCGAATCCGAACTTATGGAGTACTCGGCAGTTGGGATCCCATCGAATCCGGACGCGATTAGTCGGATGTGTAAAACCTTCGGCCTTCCCCCCGGAGCGACCGATCACGATCTTTACGAAGCCGTCTATGGTGCCCAGAAGTACTGGACGATGGCTCTCAAACTCGACGACGATGGTGATCCAGAAATCGATGACGAAGTCGAGAAGATGTGTCCGAAGGATATCTCGGTCGAAATGGCGCCGACGGATCAGGCCTGGTCGGCTCCTGCTCTCAAGGATTTCACCGAAAAGTCCTGGGACGATCTCTCGAAGACGGAACGGCGGAGGATTGCGGGTCACTACGCCTACGCGAAGTCGATGCCACCCGAAGTCTTCGGCGATCTCTCGCTCCCACATCACGATTGTAAGACCGGGAAGGTCGTCTGGCGCGGTCTCATGGCTGCCGCCGGACGTCTAAATCAAACGGCGGCTATCGGTGCCGACGATATCGCGATCGTTCGGGCTCATCTCGCGAAACACTACAAGGCGTTCGGGAAGACTCCACCTTGGGAAAAGTCGGCTGCCGTAGAAGTCCCGACGATCGATATAGAAGCGATTCTCGAGTCGGTCCGTGACGAACTCCGGCTCTTTGCGCTCTCAGAGGATAAGGCAATCCTCACGCTTGCGGGAAAACTCGATTCGATCGAGAAGAATCTCGCACTACTCGACGAGAAGGTCACGAAGAAGATCGAAGAAGCGGCTCTGCCAAAGGAGAATATCGTCATCTCACGAGAGGAGAAGGTGTTCGATCTCGACGAGGTTCGCCGGTCGGTCGAGGCCGGCGTTGCGGCTGCCCTGGGGCAGGCCGTTGGCTCACGCTCTTAACCGCCTCTTCTAAAGGCGCGACGACGTAAAGGGGAGACCTATCATGGAGGAGAAGGACCTGATTCAAATCAAAACTCTCGTCGAGGACGCCGTCAAGCCTCTCGTGACGAAGCTCGACGAGACGGTAACCGCGAGTACGGCACTCGCCGATCGCGTGACGAAGATCGAGAAGACACCAGCGCCGGCACCACAGTTCATGCCGGTGACGATTCGCGGTTCGCGCCGTCTACCCGCGCTCGGTGGCGAATCCGCTCCCGCGTACGTTCGGCCGAAGTCGCTCGGCGATCGGCCGTACTCCCTCTCGAACGTGATTCGTGCGATCGTCGAGCGTGACGATTCGCTAGCGCCGCTCGAGGTCCATATCTCCGAGCGACTCAAGGGGATGCAGTTCCCGAGTACGAATAAGCGGTCGTATCTCGTTCCGCTTTCGTCTGCCGAAGACTACTTCCCTCCGAACGAGGGCTCCGAGGAGCTACGGAAGCTCCTGATCGATGCCCTCCCGGAAACCCCGGCCGATCCCCGGGAAGTCGCGATGCTCATGAAGCAGTCGCGGCCGGATATCGCGAAGGCGATGGATCCGATGAACGACGCCGCCGGCGGATCGTTTATCGAGTTCCCGACTCGCGGTGAACTCGTCGAACTCCTTCGCGCCGCGACCGTGATGGGGAAGGTCGGAGCTCAGGAAGTCCCGCTCCCGCCCGGTGGCCTCGACTATCCGACGGAGGCCGGTGCGACGACCTTCGCTCGGCGGGCGCCGGGGTCACAGACGGTTATCGCCGATTCGACTCCGGCGACGGGGTCCGTCAAGCTCATGCCCAAGGAGCTAGCCGGGATGGTCAAGATCCCGAACACGCTCATCCGGTGGTCGAACCCCGCCGTCGAAGCCGTCGTCCGGCGCGCACTCGCCGCCGATGCCGGGATCGCCTCCGATCTCGATTACCTACAGGGTCAGGGGGGGACGCTCTCGCCCCTCGGGATCCTGAACTATCAGCGATCGGTCGCCGAGACGCCGACTCGGAACCGCGTGACGCTTCACGTCGCGTCGACGACCGGCGGTAACGGCGATACGTTCACGGTCGAAGACGTACAGCTCATGCTTTCGCTCGTCGAAGAAGCCCCGGACGCCGAGGGGCCGAACGCCTGGATCATGTACCCGAGGAAGTTCTACAACCTCGCGAACGCTCGTGCCGACGCTGTTACCGCCGCCGACGGGAAGGGTCCGTTCCTCTTCCCCGTGACGCGCGGAGCGATGTCGGGGGCGATCATGAAGGAACTCGGTGGTCTCCCGGTCGTGACGTCGACTCAGATCTCACGGACTCGGGCGAAGAGCGCCGGGCTGAACCTGACCTACATCCTGGCGGGGAACTTCCGCCGCGCGGTGATCGGTCGCCTCGGGGCGCTCGAACTCGCCGCGTCTTCGGATGCCGGGTTCTCGCTGAACGAGACCTGGATTCGCGCGATCCTCTACGACGACTTCGCGCTACTTCACCCGGAGTCGATCGTCGTCTGTGACACCCTCGTTCTGTAGTCGAACCGAGATGACGACCGCGAATTTTTTTACGGGGTTCGCCCAGCGTACCCGACTCGCGGCGGGTAGGCTCCCCATACCTAATGGCAATGAGAGGTAGACGAAAATGAGTTCACATCTCTGGGATTTCCTCAAGTCTCAGGTCGTCGGAACGTCGCTCCTTCCCGTTCTTCGGTCCGTAACGGGGAACGGAAACGGGGTCGATCTTCAGCTAGGGTCGGGACAGGCGTATGCGATCGCCGTTCCGGGAGTGATCTCGGACGGGACCCACACGATCACGTTCGAGGAGTCGAAGAACAACAACGTTCTCGACGAGGGTGGCATCGCCGATCCGTACGCCACACTCGCCGCCGGGAGCCCGACGATCGTCCTGAACGCCGCCCTCTCGAACGGAGCGCCTCAGGTCGTAAACCTCAAGAATAGCGAGCGGTACGTTCGTGCCGTTGCGACCGTAACGGGGAGTCCGAGTACTGGTGGCCTGTACGGAGTCATCATCGGGCAGCCGCGTAAGCTCTACTAGATCGATCGATGAACGTGGGTAGCCCTTCGGATTTTCGTGGCGGAGACGGAACCGAAGGGCTACCCGGGGACTAAAGAGGCGGCGAAATCAAAACAATGGAACGGATGAAGTACGAAAAAGGCGCGATCTGTACGATTCACCGTGGCGAAGTGAATACCGAACTCTACGCCTGGGCCTGGTCGGCTCACGTCCCGCTCGCGACGGAACCGATCGTCGTCGAGGGGTCGCATAAGGCGGAACAGCGAAACGCGTGTGTTCGTGCCGCGCTTTCGCGTGGCGCGAAGTGGGTTTTGTTCATCGATAGCGATATGGTCATCGAGATGCCCGAGATGGTCGATATCGTCATCAGGCTCCTCGATACCGAACGTCCGTACGTCTCGGCTCGGTGTGTACAGCGTGGCTTCCCCTTTACCTGTACCACCTACCGGACCCTCACGCCACCGATGAACTATCGGCTCGTCGACGTCACGCCAGAGCATGGCGTGATTCCGGCTGCTGCCGTCGGAACCGGTTGTGTTCTAATTCGTCGTGAAGTCTTCGAGGCCGTCGGCGACCCATGGTTCGAGGTCGGGCAGATCGACCCGGAGACGGATGCCGAAGATATCTACTTTTCGATCAAGGCGACGGCGGCGGGGTTTCCTCCCTCGCTCGATTGTACGGTTCGAGTCGGTCATCGGTTCGTCGGGGTCATGTTTCCCGGCGACGACGGTCACGTCTGGGTTCGCTGGCCCGGGTCGGAAGATCTTCGATCTCGCGTTCCGATTCGGGAGAACGAGGAGGCGGTTCGTGCGCACAGGCGACTTCGTGACGAAACCCGTCAGTCCGTCGTTTACTCGACCGATCCGGTCGGACGTAACGAAACCCTATCCGCCACGAAAGTCTAACGATCGTTCGTCGCCTCGAAAGCCTCGGCGACGGGAGAAGGAACGAAGCGGATGAGTAGTCCGACCTCTCCCGATGGCCTCGTCGCCTACGATCCGTACTCGTCGTTTATCCTGAGGAGTAGTAGTCAAGGATCATCGACGGCACTCGTCACGGAAGCCGAAGTTTCGGGGTTTGGCGGACTTCGTCAGCTCATGGTTACGCTTGCCGTCACCGCGATTACGCTCACCGGAGGCTCGAACCCGACGGTACAGGTAAAGGCGTGGCTTCAGCGATCGCCCGACGGAGTGAACTGGGACGATTTCCTTTCTTTTCTAACAGCGGCGCTCGTACACGGGAATGCTGCCGTCTATCATCTCGGCGAGGTGAATTCTCGGAGTCAAACCGGCGGTGTCCCGGCGGTCCTTCAAGATGCCGGTGGATCTCCGCCGTTCGCTCAGCGAGGACCCGGGATCTCGGATAAACTTCGTCTGAAATGGCAACTCGTCCTGACGGGATCTCCGACGGTCGTTGCCGTCACGTTCGGTGTTACCGCGCGAGGGCGGCCATAGGACGATGGGACGAATCATCACGCTCGCCGATCTCGCCCTCGAAGGGATCGAGGGTGATGAAGGGCGTCTCGAAGTCCTCATCGGAAAGGCCGAGGCGTTCATCGAACATCAGACGGGGTTTCGGTTCTATAGTCACGCGGAAACCTACGTTCTCGATGGGAATGGTGCCGAAGTCATCGTTCTCCCTCAGCCGGTGATTTCGCTCTCGAGTATCTCGGAAGACGGGACGCTTTTGACTTCCGACGATTACATCCTCTACAATCGTCGGGTGCCGGGACTCGATGATCGTCACTATCCACGAATCGCGAAAGTGAGTCCATCGAGCGCGTTTGATGCCGAAGGGGTTCTTGCCCAGGGCGCTACGTGGTCGTCGGAACGTAAAGCGATAAGTCTCGTCGGAACGTTCGGCTTCACCGATCTCGTTGGCACCGCCGAGGTCGCGCCGCTTGAAATACAGCATCTCGCGATTCGTCTCGTCGGACATCTTTTTCCGCGCGTCGGTCCCGATGAGGAAGAAGCGGGACGTCGTATTCGGAGGTTTGTTTCCGAAGTCGGTGGCGATCGTTCGATTTCTGCCGTCCTTAGCGATAAGGCGAATTCGAATGGACCGACTGGCGATATCGATATCGATGACGTGCTTTTACGTTATCGCCATCCTCTAACGGGTGGTCCGAAACTCGTTCTCGCGTTCGGTGGCGCCTGATGTCGACGCAGGCGGTAATCGCCGGAATGATCAAGGCGACTGTCTCGGCGTTTCCTGGCGTCAAAATCATATACAGACTCTTCAAGTCGTCGACCTTCGCGCCGATCTCGAATACGACGCTCGAACTCTATCACGACGTGCCTATCCGTCATACGATGAAAGATTCCGTGATGGTTAGGGATCTCGTTTCTGGTGGTGCCGGGCCGGTACAGCTCGGGGACTTGATGTTTACCCTCCTCTTCGAAGATCTCGTTCCTCATCTCTCGGAAGCGAAAAGTGGCGGGCTTTCGACGAGCGATCGAATTCTCGAGGGGAATAAAGAGTACCGGGTCGTCGCTCACGAACTCCTCTCGAATAACGTGATCTGCCGCCTCTACGCTCGGAAGGTGACGTGATGGCAGCCTCGAATCTTTGGCTTCACGTCGTCCTCTGTCGTTGTACTCGCGAAGAGTTGATCGAACGCTTCGGCACGCTCATCGTCGAGTATAGGCACAAGGCGTATGAGGGTGGGACGCCAAGCGATCTCGCGACGCTTCTCGTCGATTCACTTCAGCTCGATACGCCATGACGGATTTTATTCGCGTTCCCGGAGATTCGATCGGGAAGAAAGTCCATACACGACAGATCACACTCCCGGATGCCGAGGTCGTACAGCGACAGCAGTTCGAGGCCGGGACGACGAACCCTCAGGTGTCGTGGGCAACTCAGGCGACGGTCGCGGCGGGTGGACAGGCGTCGCTCGATAGTCCGCAGATCACGAACGCGAAAGTCGGCAAACTCGTGATGCTCATCGTCGCGAGTACGGTTCCGCTCAAAGCGGCTCTTCATACCGTCGTCGATGCGACGCCTTCGGCTTCGCCACGGGCGGTATTCATTATGGGGTCCGAGCGGACCCGCGAGTTCACACCTCCGGGAAGAGACTTCTTCAAGGTAACGGGAAACGCTTCCGCCGGACTCGATGGCTGGCGCGTCGTCGCGACGAATCTCGATCCGAGTGAAGCCGCTGATATTTATGTAACGTGGCTTTACGACGAGGAGGACACGTAAGAGTTATGAAGCGACGACGGCTCCCGGTATCGAAGGCTACTCCCGAAAACGGTCATCAAGAACCTCGACGGGTGCTCTATACCGCAACGCCTCAGGAAGTCGCTCTCATACAAAACGCGATTACGCAAATCCAGCTCTACACGCAACAGTTGAACCTCGCGCGACTCGGTCTTCAGTTCTTGTGGCGGGAACTCCGAGAAGTCCACGACCTCCCGGAAAAGTTCGACTTCGATCCTCAGACCGGGGAATGTAAAACGCTCCCGAAGGCGGAGGTCTCCCGTGGCTGACGTTGGACCGAACTATCACGTCGAGCAGCAGCGACTGAAGTCCTCGCTCGCGGCGTTGCGGGCAAATATCGAGGCACAGCAGCTTGCGATTCTCGAGATGGCGGATCGAGCGCAGAAACACCGAGAAAATATCGCCGCGTCTCTGAAGGCGATTAGCGAATACGAAGCGAATCTACGTGCCATGGAGGCGGCTCACGGAATTCTGACGAAAGATATCATCGAGGCGATGTACCTCAGTCTCGATAGAGGAGTGAACAATGGCTGACGTACGTGTTATTCTCCCGATGTCGATCGTCGATAGGACGACTCCGACACAAAAAGCCGCCGTTTCGGCTGCCGGTGCCGTTTCTGTCGATACCGAACTCCTTGCCGTCGCCGTCCTCGCCGACGCGACGGCGAACCCGACTCCGACGTCTCTGGGAACGTTCCCTCATATCTTTAACGGAACGACCTGGGATCGGGTTCGTTCTGTCGTCGCCGGTCAGGATACGACTGGGACGGGAATTCTCGCGTCCGGAATGCTCGCTCAGTTCGACGATGCTACTCCCGCCGCGGTTTCGGAAAACCAATTCGCTCCGCTGAGACTGAGTACTCGTCGCGCTCTCCTCGTCGAAGGCGTCGCGTCGGGAACGAACGTTAACGTCAACGTCGCCGCGTCGACGACGATTACCGTCGATACGGAACTTCCCGTTGCCGGCGCTCTCGCCGACGCCGCCGGGAACCCGACGACGCCGACGGTTGGTGCCGGAGCCCTACTCTTCAACGGGTCGACCTGGGATCGGATGCGCGGGGATATTACAAACGGTCTCGACGTCGACGTCACGCGCGTCACGGGAACCGTCACCGTCGACTCCGAACTCCCCGTCGCCGCCGTTCTCGCCGACGCCACGGCGAACCCGACGGTTCCGGGAGTCGGAACGTTCCTTCACGGCTATAACGGTACGACCTGGGATCGGGTCCGGACGGCGAATACGGGAAGGCTTCAGGTCGACGTTATTACCGGCGGTGGCGTCGATACGCCAACGACTCCGGCTCTCGATACAGCGTCGTCTTCCGGGACCGCCGCCGGTGCTTCCGCGAACCTCGATACCGCGGATCTCGGTGGCCTGACACGGAAACTCTGGCAGTGTCTGATTTCGTCCTCGGTCGCGTGGAAAGCCGTCATCGGGACGTTCGAGAACGGCGCGTCGGTCAAGACGCTCGCGACGCTCTTTGGACGTGCCGGTGAAACGGTCTCGTACAAGCCAGCGCATCGGGACTTCGCGTCCGACGCGTTCTCCGCGAACGCTGGTTTCGATGGTTTTCGTGCCGTCGTCACGAACCTCGACAGCTCGGAAGCCGCCGATCTCTACGCATCGTTCGAGTATTCTGCATAATCGGAATGTATCTCGATGGCAGACGTTACGCACGGCGGCGATCCGGTCGGGGGCGATACCGCCCACGCGGCGGCGGACAGCGGCCGGCCGGTCAAGATCGGCGGGAAAGCCAATCAGAACGAGCCGACGGCTGTCGCGGATGGCCAGAGGACCGACGCGTGGTTCGATCAGCAGGGGCGGCTCGTCGTCGCCCCTCTCTTTCCGGGCAACGTCGCGTCGGCGGGGGTCCACGGGCCGGTCTCCGTTACGCTGACGACGACGAGCGAAGCCACGGTCATCGCGGCGCCGGGGGCGGGCTCGATTTACGTGACGGGAATCATGGCGAGCAATACCTCGGGGACGAAGTCACGTCTCGATCTGAAAGAGGGGGCTGCCGGGACGGTACGGATCTCGATGATGTGCGCCTCGGATGGCGGTGGCTTCATCTCGCCGTCGTTGACGCCGCCCTGGAAGCTCCCGGCGACGACAGCGCTGATCGGGCAACTGGATACCGCGGTGACGGACGTGCGGGTCAACATTCAGTTCTTCGTGGCGCCGTGAGGAGAGGGACTCCCTGATGGCATTCACCGACAAGTGGGCGACCCCCGAGGCGATTGCCTCGGCGCTGACGACCGAGTTGAATGCGCTGGCGAACGTCACGCTCAGTGCCGAGTCCGCCGCGATCGACAACCTCACGGGGCTGTATCCGTTCGTCGCGCTCCAGCTCGACGTGACCTACGGCTCCGCTCCGGCGGCGGGTGGCTATGTCGCGGTCTTCATCGAGCCGAGCCTCGATGACAGTGTCTATGCGACGCCCCATCAGGACTTCCTCGGCCCGAACGCGCTGGCGTTCTTCCCGCTCCGGGCGGTGACCTCTCAGCAGATCATTACGATCCGCGACGTGCTGATCCCGCCGTTCAAGTTCAAGCTCGTGCTCTACAACGCGGCCGGCCAGGCGATGCCGGCCTCGGGGACCACGCTGAAGTACCGGCGGTATTACACGCAGGGCGTATAGAGCGATGCTCCTCCCGGGTCGATCGAGCTGGCGCGTCCAGAAGCCCCCATGGGGCCGCGTGCGGATCGATCGGCACCACCCCCTTGGGTCGGGCCTCGTGGGCGCGTGGCTGCTGCACGAGGGCGCGGGGAATCGGTGTCAGAACCTCGCGACGCGCCAGTACGGCACGATCACCGCGCTCCCGGCGACTGGTTGGCAGGCAAATCCCGATGGCGTGGTTCTGTTCTTCGCTGGGGGAGGTGGGGGCAACAAGCTAGTTAATGATAATTACGCGCCCCTCTCCTCGGCGCTCCGCGTGTCGATCGTGGCGCGGGTGAAGACCAATAGCGTATCGGGAAATGCCGGGATTATCGATCAGACGGGGACAGGCGACGCGACGAATCTCCATTGGGAGCTCTTGCAAGAATCCTCGCTCTGGAAAGCCAGGACATCGACCGAGGGGACCTCGAATGCCGATGTGGCGTTCACGACCATCCCTAGCACGAGTGTGTGGCAAACCCTGGGTATGTCGGTCATCGACAATACGGCGTCCACCGGGACCAAAACCTACATGAACGGGGTGTTCGAGACGCAGGGCACGTCCAAGCTGATGGGCACGGGCTCGGGCAAGCTCTTGATCGGTCATCTCGGCTCCGCCGTGTACCCCTTCACCGGCACGATCCAGCACGTCTACGTCTGGAATCGCGTCTTGGAAGCGAACGAGTTCTTGTGGGCGCATCAGGAGCCCTACGACTTCCTCGCCGAAGAGCCGATTCGGCGGAGCTTCTTCTTCAAGGCGCTCGACGAGGGCGTGGTGGTCCTGGGCGACACGATGCAGCGCGGGACGGCGCCCTTGAGCGTCGGCACCGGCGGCACCCGGGCGGGCTGGTAGATGGCCACGCGCCTTTACCTCCCGTCGTCCGGCGCCGCCGCCGTCAATCCGCCGTTCACGCTCCAAGCGTCCTGGGATCAGACGGGCTCGGCGGATCGGCTGCGGATGGTGACGACGAAGAGCGCCACGGCGATGACGTCGCTCACCCAGGCGAGCACGATTACGTCGAACCAGCGGCAACTCGTGCGCCAGTACGTCTCCGATCCGATCGCGGGGCAGGTCCTCGCCGTCGGGACGATCAAGGGGACGATCAGAGTCGCGGAATCGGCCACGAACGACAACATCAACGCGGTGGCGTCGAAAGTCCTCGTGGTGAGCAACGACGGGCAGACCCTGCGCGGCGCGATTAGCAACCTCTCCCATACCCTCGTGAGCGTGAACGAGTGGGCCACGGTGGCGGTCGGGCTGACCAATCGGAGAGTCGCCGATGGCGATGCGACCTCTGCCGTGACGTCGCAAGAAGGCGATCGGATCGTGATCGAGCTGGGGTATAGCACGACCGTCGGGGGCTCGTCGATCAGCGGAAACATGAATTTCGGGGACGATGCCGCCTCCGACTGCGCGGACGACGAGGCGGGGACGGCGGCGAACAATCCGTTTGTGGAGTTGTCGATCACCGTCGAGTTCTTGGCGCTGTCGGCGCTGGGCATCAATCGACGATGGCAAGGTGTGGAACCGCAAGCGCTCCTGATCGGGGCGGGAGGACTGGCAGCATGAGCCGACTGATTGCCGCCGACTACCGGATCGCCCCGGATCGCTGGCTCTCCTACCGGGCCCACGACCTCGCCGAGCCGAGCCGTCCCACGCCGGCGCGAGGGGTGCCGCCGGTAGGGTACTA